GCCTTCGGCGCGTGCGCAATGCGGTCCCTGACTTCCTCGCCAGCGCCAAGGAAGTACCGAAGACCCTGGACCTCCTGCTGCGGCAGGCCGGCGGGAGCGGCGCGGGCCGTATCGTATGCCTCGTCCACGACCTTCTTGCCGGCGGCACGCTGCCGTTCTAATGCCCCTTGCGCCATCTGCCCGGCCGTGGTGCGGTCCAGAGTGATGGGGGAGCCGCCCGCGACCTGCCCGCGGATAGCCTCGACGTTCGCCCGCAAAGCGTCCTGCTGCTTCACCCGAACGCCCCGCATGATGTTCTCGGGCAAGCCGCCGAAGACGCCCTTGACCGCATTGTCTTCGAACATCTGCTGTGACGCGACCCGGGTCATGTCGCCCTTGGTCACCGGCACGGGAACGGGAAGCGTCTGCGCCAGCGCCGCGCGGGCTGCGTCCTCCGGCTTCACCGCGTCCCGGGCCAGCTTGGCGAACTGGCGGGCGTAGTCGTCGGTGATGTCAGCCGGATCTATGCCGGCCTGCTGCAGGGTGAACTTGCCCGCTTCCGACAGGGTGCCCTTGGCCGGGTCGAACAACTCCGGACGGCGCACGATTGCCCGATAGGCGGCGGATGCGGCCGGGGCCAGCATCTCGAACCCCACGGCACCGGCCGCGTTGCCCGCCGCGCGGGGAATGCTCACCCCCTGCTTTGAGCCTGCGTTGGTAGCGGCGATGTCCTGAGCAACGGAGCCCGAGAAGCCACCCGCTCCGGCGCCAAGCGCGCGGCCGAGCAGTCCGGCGCCCTTTGCCAGGGTGCCGCCCAGCAGGCCGAACGGCGCGGTGATGGCAAGGTTGGCGCCGAAGTTGTCGAAGTCCTGCGAGGACAGGCCGGGCCGGTTCAGATAGTAGCGCTGCCCGTCCTGCTCCGCGATCGCATTGCCGAACTTGTCCTGGGTCACGGGCGAGTTCGGGAACGCCGCACGGTAGATGTCCGCCTGCCCCTCCCCGGTCTGCGCCAGGGCCATCTTCCCCTTGATCTCACCGAAGCCGGGCACGATCTGACCGGGCAGCTCGGGCAGGTCGAACTCCCGGCTCTTGTCGCCGGTGTAGGCGTCCTTGATCCCCCCGGCGATGTCAGCGAGAGCCCCGCCCACCTTGGAGAACAGCCCGCGCGCCGCGTTCGGCTTCTCCTGTGGAGCGGCCGGCGCGGTGTGCTGCCTCATGGCGGCGGCGATCTGATCGGGCGTGGCGTCGTCCGGAAACTCGAACGTCTTGCCCGACGCGTCGTCCCGTACCTGGATCGGCATGTTCTATCACTCCGGCACGAGTTGACCGTTCCGCCACACGAAGCGCGCGGCGGCGGTGGGGGCTCCGCCCTGAGGGGCGTTCGGCGCGTCTTGGAACAGCCTGTTGCTGTCGGAGAACTGTTGCAGCTGATCGAAGAAACCTTCGTCAAGCTGCCCCTTGCTCTGCCGATATTTGCGGGCCATCTCCGCCACTTCCATGCTGCGCCGGTTCAGCCGCTTCATGGTGTCGACCATCATCCGCCGCCCTTCGGGCGTCTGCTCCAGGCCCGGCACCATGGAGACGAGGAACTCGCGGTCCTTGTCCGACAGGGCGCCCGGCATACCGGCGCCCCCGGCCGGGTTGCGGAGCTGCAGCGCCAGTTCATTGGACAGCGCCGCCGCAGCCTGAGCGGGCGCAACATCATCCGGGATGCCGAGCGAGGCCAAGTCGAAGCCCAACCCCTTGGCAGCGGCCTTGAACTGCTGCCCCGTTCCGGTGAACGCGCCGGTGTTGACCTGCTCCAGCAGCCCCGCCAACCGGTCGATGCGGTTGTTCATCTGCTGCGCCTGGAGCCCGCCCTCCTGCAGGTTGCGGAACTGCGTGCCGTAGAACTCGCCCACGGTCTTGGCCTCGGCGCCCTGCTCTCGGAGATCGATCTGGTTGATCTGCCGCCCGGCGGAAGCCACGGCCTGCTTGCCCTGCAGGAAGCCGGGCACCCACTCGGGCTGTCCGTTGGCGCCGATGCGCATGCCCTCGGGAAGGTTGGGAGCGCCGGTGGCGAGGGGCTTGTACGTCGTGGGGTCCAGGAGGCTTTCACCCTCCCTCAGCGTGATTGGCGCCTTCGGCTTCGCCTGCTCCATCCGGAACTGCGCCGCCAGAAGTCCGGCCTGCTCCGGGTTCTGCCGGCCGATGGAGAGCAAGCCCTCCTGAATGGGCTGGGGCAGGCCACCAAGCGCCGCGTCCTGCTCCGACTTTCGCCCCTGGCTCCAGATCACCCCGCCTTCAGAGGGAGCGGACATCGGGTCATAGCCGCCGAACAGCGTGGCGTTCTGGGACATACCCGCGAGCTTCTGCTGCGCTTCGGCCATGGCGAGCTGCTCGGCCATCTGCTCCTGCTGCGAGGGTCCGTTGATGAGGGAGCCCAGAAGGCCCACGAGGCCGCCTTGCCGATAGGCGTTCGGGGCGCGCCCGAGAAGACCACCCACACCCTCGCCCTCATCGCCCCGGCCGCCGAGCAGGCCGCCATAGCCGCCGGCCGCCCGGCGCGCGAATGCCCTACCGTAATCCATGGATCAGAACCCTCCGAGGAAAGGCATCATCTGGTTGCGCATCTTGTCGCGCATCGTCTGCTGCGGCATGTACGGATTGGGCGGTTGGAACTGCATGCCGGGATGCGGGCCGCTCATGCCCAGGTTGGGCATCGGAGCCGCCGCCTGCGGGGCGCCGGCTGGGGTTTGCGGAGGAGTCTGAGCCCCGCCGCCCTGCATCATGCCCAACAGGCCCATGAGCCCGTTGGCGGGCTTCTGCGCCCCCATGAAGGCGCCGAGGAGGCCGCCGTTCTGGTAGCCCTGCGCGAACTTCTGGAAATCCATGGCTCTGGCTCCTTAGAACAGGCTCACACCGCCGCCCTTGCCCGACTGACCGCCGCGCGAGGTCTGGGTGCCTTGGTTGCTGTAGGGCGTGCCGCCGAAGATCGAGCTTCGCAGGGCTAGGCGCTGGAACGGGTCCTGCTGCTGGCGCTGGAACTCCCCGTACTGCGCTCCGCTGTTGATCTGCCCGATGGCGTTCTCCGCCCCGCCGAAGCCCGCCAGGGACTGCGCGCCCTGTAGGCGGAGCCCTGCCCCACGCAAGCCCAGATCGCTGTTGAACTGGCTCGCGCTGTTCTGGGCAGCGAGATAATCCCTGGCGAAGGTATTCGCAGTCGAAGCGTTGGTCGTCGCTGCCGCCTGCCCCCGATTGGCGTTGTTCTCAGACGCAGAATTTTGCGCTTGCAAGTAATCCCTAGAGAAAATATTGCTCTGGTCTGCGTTATACAGCGCCTGCTGATTGCTGGCGTCCATGTTCCGGGCGCGTGCGTCTTGGGTAAACCCGGCCTGGGTCAAGCGCCCCTGATTGGTCGCCGCCTGATTTGCCAGCGCTGCTTGCTGGGCAAAGCCGGCGTTCTGCCCAAGCACGCCCATGTCGACGCCCTGGTTCGCCATGCCCGCCTGCAGCGAGCGGCCGGCGTCCTGCTGGCCCAGCGCTGCGGCGGTGTTGAAGCCCTGGGAGCGCAGATCCCCGGCGGTGCGAGCCATGGCGTCCATGGTGTTGCGCTGCGTCTCCGCCTCCAACAGGGCCCCGCGCGAGCCGCCGAAGTTGCCCGACGCCGCCGCCTGCGCCCGTGCCGCGTTGCCCGCCTGGTCCCCCTGGCGCTGGATGTCGGAGAGCGCCTGCTGGACGACCTGCCCCTCATAGGGGTTGCGGTAGGCGTCCATGAACCCCGCCCCCGTACCGCCGGACACGTCACGGATGCCGCCGCGGTTGATGTTGGCGGCATTGGCCTGCGCCATGGGCCCGACCTGCGCCGCGTCCATGTTGTAGGCGGTGAAGGCTGCCGAGGGCTGTCCGCCATAGGCCGTCGCCTGCCACGCCGCAACGTCCGCCACCGGAGCGCCGCCGAACGCCGTGGCCTGGGTGGGATTGTAGCCCATGGCGGAGCGGGCGCCGCCCTGCGCGTCCTGGATTGCGCCGACGCCGGCCGTGCTGCCCAGCGGGCCGCCATAGGGCGTCGGGCCCTGCTGCCCGAAGGCGTCCGCGTCCCCAACGAGCTTGATCAAGCCGCTTTCCAATTCGGGCGGAAGCTCGATCCGGTTCGTGGTGGTCTGGTTACTCGATCCGCGGGAACCGCCTACTGACATCTCAAAGCTCCTTCGACAGGATCGTGGTCTTCTTCATGCCGGGGTAGACGCGGGTCCAGCCCAGGCGTCCGCCGCCGGTGATGCGGGTGCAGCCGCAGGCGCGGGCCCAGGCGTTGACGCCGGGCTCCAGGGCCTTCAGCTCTTCGAGATCGCCGGCCGCGAGCCAGTAGTTCAGGTCCGTGCGCAGCGGGTAGCGGACCAGCTCCGTCACCAGGACGCAGTTCTCCCCGAGCCACAGCTGGCACTTGCCGGCAGTCCACATCTCAATGACGTGATCCGCCGTGTGCGTGCGGTCGGCATGCGCAAGGGCCGCGTCCAGCCATTGCCGGACGCGTTCAAGGTCAGGGGCCATGTCAGAACCTGTCGCCGGTATCGATGAGATCCACGCGCGGCGTTCCCATGCGGAACTTCATGGGGGACGCGCTCCACTCCATCCGAAGCGCCACCTGGCGGGCGTTCAGGAAGAAGGTCAGCCGCGTGGTCGTGGGCGTGATGGTGAGCGGGCCCACCGTGGATGAGGGCTCAGGGGACCCGGGATAGTCGTAGCCGTCGACGTAGAGGGTGATGGTCCCCGACATGTCCTTGAAGTCCGGGCGGAACTCCTGGACCTCCATCAGGGTCTCACCGTCCCCCAGATCGATGCGGCCGGTATAGGCGCGGCCCGAGAGCACCCCGCCGTCCGCCGTGTCGCCCTTCTCGTGGAAGTACAGCCGACCCGATGTGGAAACCGCCAGCGGGTAGTCGTAAATCCCCGCGTCCGTCCAGGCGGTGCGGGGCAGCTCGCCCTTGTCCCACACACCCAGCGTGGCGTTGAACTTCACATAGCGGGAGCACTCGTTGCCGTCCCGGCTGTCCGCGTAGAACCAGATGACCTCGTTCCGCCCGGCGATCGTTCCCGCGTAGATCTTGTCGTCCTGCACGGGCGCGCGGTTGTTCCAGAAGTCGTCGCGCACCGTGCAGTCCAGGGGCTGCACGCCGGCCCCGTCGAAGCGGTAGAACTGCCCGTCCCGGGAGATCCAGTAGAGCATGCCCGCCAGCTCCGCGACGGCGTTGGGCCCGATCAGCCCGGCGGTCTTGCCGGCGGGCGAGTAGGCGTAGGTCAGGATCGGATCGCCGGTGTAGGTGGCGACAATGAGCCCGACGTCGGTGAAGAGGACGTTCTGCCCCCGGGTGGCGACACCGCGCACGAAGCGGGAGCCGACATAGGAGGGCTGCTCGCCCGCCTGGTCCGCCGCCGAAGCCGTCCAGTCGGTGGGGTCGAGCAGGTCCGAGTGCCGGTCCAGCAGCGGGTTGAAGGTGCCTGAGCCCTGCTCCGTCGTGCCCAGGGCGTGGACATGGCCCTTGGGGTCGATGAACATCGCGTTCACCTGCGTCGGGGCACCGGAGAGGATCACCGCCCGGGTCGAGGTGTTGCCCTGCCAGCGGTAGATGCCCCGGCCCGAGGGGTTGGCGTAGAGGTCGAAACCGCGGTTGTCCAGGCACCAGGTCCGGGGGCGGAACGTCGTGACGTTGGACGAGCCGTAGGTGCCCGTGCCGTAGGTGCTGGTGCCGTAGCCCAAGCCCCCGAGCCCGTCCGCCAGCCCCACCCCCAGGAGGTAGGTATAGGCGACACTGGCCCCGCCCCCGGGACCGGCGGTGGAGGTGGCGGTCGATGACGCGGTGATGGTGTAGGCGTTGGCGCTGGTGACGGTGGTGACCGTGTACTCGCCCGAGATCGTCAACCCGCCCACGGCACTGGCACCGGAATAGCTCACCCGATCGCCCACCGCCCGGCCGTGGGAGGCGTGCGAGACGGAGACGGAGGTGGAGCCGTTCGTCGTGCTGAAGGGGTTGGCGAGCGTGCCGGACGCCTCGACGGGGGTGATGTCGTACAGAGCGCCGCCGTAGAAGACGTACAAGTGTGTATTGGTGCCTGCGGCCACGCATTTCTCACCGTTGCTGAGCGTCCAGACATGGATGCCCCGGCAGATGCCGGAGAGGTCCTGCAGGATGGCGCTCTCCCACCCGGGCAGGGTCTCCATGAAGCCCCGGACGAAGCGGATGCCGCTGCTGTCCACGAACTTGCCCTCGGAGGTGGTCTCCGTGTCGTCGGTGACGACGCCGGGCAGGAGCTTCAGGGCGGTGATTGCCATGGGTCAGTCCCGCTTGAAGAGGCCGTGGGCCTGATGCCAGAGGTAGGCATCGCGGCAGTGCAGGGGCTCGGCATTCACCCAGTCGATCAGGCGCTGAGCCCGCTTCCACCACCCGCCCCGGCCCTGCTCGTAGACCCTGCGGCCCACGGAGGCGGAGATGGTCGTGTCGCCCTCACCGAACAGCAGGGCGTTGCCGAGGCGGGAGAGCGCCCGGCCCACTTCGTGGCGATAGGACATGGGCGTCAGACCTTCGGCCAAGCCGCCTTGATCGCGGCGATTTCACCAGCGCTGTAGAGCCCCTGGGCAGCCAGGATCTGCCACACCGGCTCCATGTCCTCGAAGTCGATGTCCTCGGCGTCGATGAACTGCTGGTAGTAGATGCGGATCAGCGGGTCGGTGCTGGTCCGCATGCCGTCCTCCACCGCCAGCAGCCGCACGGCGGCGGAGCCCACATCCCCACCCACCGCCGTGGCGGCGCGGACGACGTTGCGGAAGCCGTTGCGCGAGAGCTTCTTGCGCTTGGCCGTGTCCGGCGGCGGCGGGGGCGGCGGCAGGGCTACGAAGGCGTTGCCCGCCCACTTGTACCGGCCGGGCGCGTAGTCCGCCGGGAACAGAGCCACCGCGACGGGCTGCGCCTCTGTCACCCCGGCATTGTAGCCGTAGCGCACGGAGGTGCCGTCCAGCAGCGTGGCGTCGATCCCCTCCCCGTCCTGGGAGATGGATGCGGCTACGTCGACGATGATCTCGCCCGCGAGGATCAGGTAGCGGATGCTCATGGCGCGAACTCCACAATGGTGAGCTTGACCTGGGGCGTGGACGCGCCGGCCGTCTGCGCCTGGGTGGTGTAGGTGAAGGCGGCACGGTTGCTCGCCAGCTCGACCGGGACGTTCGTGACGGTGCCCCAGTCGCTGTTGGGCAGGGTCAGGGCGCCCAGGAACTGCGGCGCGTTGCCGGCGCGCGGGCGGGCCAGCAGCACCCGGCCGCCCAGCTGGGTCGCGGTGGCGATGCCCTGGACGCCGCCAGAGAGGCCGAAGCGCAGGGTGGACGTAGCCGAGAGGGTCGTGGCGCCCGACGGGGAGAGCGTACCCGCGACGGAGAGGGCGGTGCCGGAGATGTCCACCTGATGGATCTGATTCTCTGCCGTGGCGGTGCTGAACGCCAGGAACCCACTGGAGGTCTGGGGGAAGTTGCCGCCGCTCGCCTGGCTCCAGAGGCTGTAGAGGATCGTCCCGGCGGATAGCGTGCCGCTGCTGTTGGTCAGCACCACATGACGGGATGCAGCGCCAGTGCCGCTGTTGCCGAAGGTGAACAGCGCCGTCGTGCCGGAGAGCGCGTAGAGGTTCGGCTGGAAGCGGGAGGCGTTGAAATCGGTGTAGGCCTGATCCGCGAGCGATAAGGTTTCCACCGTCAGCGGCGTGCCGAAGGTCACCGTCGTGCCGCTCACCCCCACATGCACCGCGCGCACCAGCGTGCCCGACGCTTGGTAGTAGCCGACCACGTAGGAGGTGGCGGAAAGCTGGCAGGACGGCAGGACAACCGCGCTCACCACGTCATTGACGCCCGCGCTCGTCCCGACCGTGATGGTCGTTCCCGACACGGACAGCACCACGCCCCGGATGGAGAAGGGCGTTCCCGCCGTGCCGCTGTCGTCGATGTAAAGGGCAAGGGCCGTGGTGTCGGAGACACGGTAGCACCCTAGAGCCTGGGAACTGGTCGTTCCGAGAGCGGACGTGGCGGCGCCAGAGGTTGGTGTCGACCCGGTGGCGTCGATCACTTCGGCGAAGACATTGCCGTTCAGCCACAACTGCACGAACACGCCGGCCGTGAGCTGGGCCACTAAGGGCTGCCCGGTGAAGGAGAACGCCGACGCGCTGGCGTCCGTTAGGTGCCCGCTGCTGACGGTGCAGGTCGTGCCGGCAACCGTCACATTGTAGACCGTGGCGCCGGCATAGATCAGAGCCTTGCCGTCGTTGATCCGGAAGCCTTGGGAGACGGCCACGTTGCTCGCGACGATCAGCGCGGGCGTTCCCACCGTCGCCGGATAGGTCGAGTGATCCACCGCCACCACGAAGGGATGGCCGGAGCTGTTGCGGACGAAGTGTAGGCTGAGCGTGTCCGTCAGCTTCACCGCCACCTCTACCGAGGTCGTGTAGGTGCTGCTGAAGGTGTTGTCGCAGATCACCAGCCAGGGCTCGTACCCCACGCCAGCAAGGCCCCAGCCGCCGGCAATGCTGCCGTTGTCGTTCAGGAAGCAGGAAACCACCCCGCCCGGCGCCACCGCCCCCAGCAGCGTCCCGGCGCTGTTCCGGACGCCGAACGCCCGGGTGCCGGTGTTCTGGAACACGAAAATCGGGCCGCCCTCATCCAGCGTCGTGGCATCGGGCAGCGTCACCGACTGGCTGTTGCTCGCCATCGCGACGGTCTGCACGCGGCTGGAGGTGCTGGTCAGGGTGGTGGCGATGGTGATCGCAGCGCCGCCCGCCCCGCCGGCGATGTCCACTTCCGACCACTCGACGCCGGTTTCATCCGTGGTTACGCGGAGGTACTTTCCCGAATTGCCCGCCCGCGCCGGCAGCGTGCCGGGGGCGATGGCCGCCGCGAGGATGGCCGTGTCCATCTGGCCTTTGGTCACGGCATCGGTCGAGGCGGTGCCGGTGGCAAGCCCGGTGAGCTTCGCCCCACCCTGGTCCGTGCCGACGACCTGGCGCATGGTCGTGCCGTCGCCCTGGACCACCGCACGCCCGCTGGCGGGGATGGTCACGCCCGATCCGGCGGAGTAGCCGAAGATGATGGGGGCAGAGCAGTCGTTCACCACGACCTTGACGCACTCCACTCCGGGATAGACGACGTTGCCGCCGGTCCCGGTGAAGCGGAAGCCCATGTTGCGGGCTTCGTCGGAGGCGTAGTTGGTGGAGGTGAGGGTCGCGGTTCCTCCGGTCAGGGCGATGGTCTCAACGCCCTGCACGGCCTCGTCGATGAGGTCGAGCGCCTGGTCGTTCAGGGTCGTGCCCCAGACGTTCAGGCCCGAGCCGGTTTCCTGCTTGACCGCACGGATGCGCTGGGTAGGCGAGTTAGCCATGCTTCACCTCAGGAGACGATTGCGCGGTCGGTGACGCGGCGCCAGTTGGTGCCGTCCGAGAAGGCCGGGACGTAGCCCCCCACCTCGTCGGTCACGTTGACCTGCCCGCCCTTCCAGGCCGACGCGCTGGGGAGGTTCGCCTTGGCGTACTCGGGCAGCATCACGGGGAAGTTGTCGCGGGCAGCGGAGAGGGTGATGAGGCTCACCACCCACTGGGCGAACCACTGAGGTGCAGTGGCGGGCGCGGGCGGGATTGTCACTCGCCCTCGCCTTCCACGGGCTCAGATGCCGGAGCGGGCGGCGGGTTGAGCGCCTCCGCCTCCTCCGCCGTCATGGCGACCTTGTAGACCTTCCCGTCGCAGCGGGTGCCCAGGGCTTCGGGGGGAATGGGAGAGGACGGCACCAGAACGCCGTCGAGGAGGATGGCGGGGATGGTGATCATGGCGCCCTCACGATGCGGACGTTGACCATTTCCAGCGTGATGGCGTTCGTCCCGGTGCCGGCGGTGCCCCACTGCCCGGTGACGACCAACGTCTGGTCCTGCGTGGTGTCCACGACCCCCGTGGCGATGGTGGGCAGCGTGAGCGCGCTTAGCCCGCCCTGCTGCACCGAATTCTGTGGCGCGTAGGACCGTTGGGCGGCGGTGGAGTTGCGGTTGACGATGCGCGCCTGTGCCGGAAAGCGCGTCACCCCTGCGGCGCTGCTGGTGTAGGTGACGAAGGTCGTGCCGCCGAACTTGACGCGCAGAGTGCGCGCCACCGCCACACCGGACACGCCGGTGGGCGCCTCTATCTCCAGCCAGTCATTCGGCCCCAACGCTCCCCCTGGCACGGTACAGGAGAACAGGGTGGTCTCATTGGTCGTGGCGTCGGTGACGCTGCTGTCCGTGTTCTGGACCGCAAGGGTGCGGACGGAGGGGGAGGAGACGGCGCGGAGCATGGTCAGACCCCCTGCCCCGGAGTGACGCCCACGGTGGCCGTGCCCGACGCGGTGATGCCCGCCAGATGGGTCGCGCCGGCCGGAACGCGGAGGGTCTCGACCGTGCCGGGCAGCAGGTCGAGCCCCGCCGCCGTGGTCGCGGTCACGCTGGCATCGCCGAAGCGCAGATAGACCGTGACGCCGCTGGCGTTGCTCACCCGCAGCGAGCCGTAGTCGTTGATCGGCAGGGCGATGCGGGAGGTGGTCGTGGTGGCGCTGAGGTCCACCCGGGCGCCAGTCGGCATGAACGGGAACGTCATGGGTCAATACCCCCTGTTGATGTCGAAATGCCGCCCGGACAGCCGGCCCGCCTCCGTCGCCATCACGGCGCGCGAGCGGGAGCGGCTTTCCTTCTGCTGGACGCGCTCCAGGGCCTTGGCGAACTGGTCTTCCCAGAAGGCCACGTCGCCGGGATTGCGGGCGTAGGCGCGGGCCTGGATGAGCGAGCCGTACAGGTACAGCCCCGGATGGTTGGTCAGCAGCCAGTTGGTCGGCTCCGCGTCCGACAGGCTGAAGCTCTTGAAGAAGCGGAAGGCGATGGTCCGGGCCGCATCGGCCGGGCACTCGAACGCCACGTTCGCCCCGTCGATGGCGATGTAGCGGGGCGCGTGCGCCGTGGTGACGACGGGCAGTTCCTGCGGCAGCTTGATCGTCAGCGACTGGCGCGGCTCAAGGCTGCTGTCCCAGGCCGCGATGCAGTCGATATAGCCGGTGGGAAGCGCGATGAAGCGGCTGCCCGGCGTGGCGGTGAGCGTGACCTCGGTCTCCATCACCCGCAGCCGCAGCAGCGGGGCAAGAAGCTCCGTCTCGCACAGCGTTATGAAATCCGCCGTCTGTGTGCTCAGGTCATCGCGCCGGATCCACGACAGGATGGACGCCTGAAGCTCGGAATAGGTGGACAGCGCCATGGCGGCCTCCCGAGAGGATGGGGAGGAGCTTGACGCCCCTCCCCGGGCACTCAGTTGGCGGCGATACGGGCGGCGAGCTGCGGGCGCAGCGTCTTGTACCCGTAGAGCACGTCGATGCGGGTCGGCATCACGTCGTCGTTGATGTCGTACTGGCGCACCAGCCGCATGGAGATGCCGTCGAAGACCTGGCGCGAGGCCATGTCCACGCCCTTCGGCATGACCAGATCGGCCGTGGCGAAGGTGAAGGCGTCCTTGTGGTAGGCCAGCGACAGGCCGTGCGCGGTCGACGCGGTGCCCGCCACGGTGATGGCGGCGTTGTCGGCCGGGCCGGCGGAGACGTTCTGCCGGGCGCCCGAGGTGACGATGGCCGGGCTGATGGAGATCGTGCCAGCACCGCCCGCATAGTCCGCCGTGACGACGAACTGCTGCAGCTCGCTCTGCGTCTGCTTGGTCTCGGGATGGACCTTGAAGACGTTGGCGATGGTGAACACGTCGCCCTTGCTCAGCGCACCGGTGCCGGTGTCGACGATCAGGGACGAGCCCGTCTGCGAGGCGCCGTTCACCAGATACCCCGAGCCGGCGCCGCGCTGGTGGCGGGGGATGAGGGTGTTCTGCGCGAACTCGAAGCCCGCGGCCGTGCCCATCACGCCCTTGGTGTACTGCTTGGAGACCTCCGAGGACGACTGGAACAGGCCCTTCAGGCTGTCCACCAGATCCACGTTATCCCGGGTGTTCAGGCGGATGTAGCGGTCGTCGTCCTCGGGGGTGAGGGCGTCGGTCAGCAGCCGGCCGGCGTTGAGGATGTTGGCGAAGGTCTGGGCGGAGCCCATGCCGTTCACCTGCTGGTACACGTCCTTGTACATGCTGAAGGCGTCCGCCTCGATGGCCGACGCCAGCACGGACATGGCCGGCGTGATGATGCGCTTGGAGAAGTCGTCCAGCGACAGCGTGAGGTCGACGCTGGTGAAGTTCATGCCGACGTGCTTCTGCGTGGACACGGTGAGCGAGGTGTTCTGCTCGGTCGTGTCCTGCTTCACCAGCGTGGCGCCGGTGGAGACGGTGTACTCGTTCGGCAGGCGGATGCGCAGGGTGGAGCCGATCTTGGCGCCGTCCTGCGCGAAGCTCGCGTCGTACTGGCGATTGATCGAGCCGATGAAGTTGAGCTTCTGGTGGAGGATGCGCAGGGCTTCCCGCGTGATCTGGTCGACGGTGAGGAGCGTGTTCGCCATGGTCAGGGTGTCCTTCTAGGGGCCTGCGGGCGCCGTCACGGCGCGCGCTTCTTGCGTTCTTGCTGGTTCCGCCACCGCATCCACTCCTCGGTGGACATCTGCGCCTGGTTCTTGACGGCCTGGGTCGCACCCTTGCCCACCTGGGGCGCCGGCTTCACCTCGGGCTTCTCGACCTGCTTGGCGGCGGAGAGTTGCTTGTTCAGGAGCTGTTGCCCGACGAAGGCTGCGTGCAGGACCTTGATGACGCGCGGATCGTCCACGTTGCCGAGTTCGGCTTCCTGGAACCCGAGCGTCTTACCGAAGTCTGTCAGCTTGGCCGCGAGGTCGGGACCCCAGCCCTTGATGTCGCGCGCAAGGACACTGTTGGCTTCCTGAAGGCGCTTGGCGCGTTCGCGCTGCGTCTCCTCAGACCGTTGGTACTCCTTCGCCGCGAGCTGCTGCGCCAGAGTGGCGCGCTGGTCACGGAGCAGGGTGAACTCGCGGAACGCGGCCTGGGCCTTGAACGGGTCCTGGGCTTCCAGCGCGTTCCAGTCCACCTGCTGGTACTGCGCCAGCCGCTCGTCGAGCGACTGGAGGCGCGCGACCTCGCGGATGTTCTCCTGCATGAACTGGGCTTGCTGCTGCACCGTCTGCTGGTGCTGTTCCAGTGCCCGCCGCTGCTCGGCAACTTCCTGGGTCTTGCGCGTGTAGTCCTGCTGCATGAGCAGCAGGGGCTTCAAGGCCTTGGGGACCTTGTACTTCTGGCCTTCGTGTTCGACTTCCTCGCTGTCGTCCTCGGGCTCGGGCTGGACGGGGTTGCCGTCCGCGTCGAGTTCCGGGGCGTCCTGCTCGGATTGGTCGAGAGTGTCAGCCTTGCTGGTGTCCGCAGCCTGCGCCGCGGCGTCCTGCATGGCGTCCCCACTCTCCACGGGGGAGTTGGTGGTTTCGTCCATGGATAAGGGTCCATCTTAGGGAAATGGCGCGTCTCACGACGGGCCGCCGCCGGCGGATGCCGGTGCCTCGTTAGCCTGGCTGTCCGCCGGGCTGAATGGGTGACGTGGCGAAGGACGCCGCCGCGGTGGCCGCGCCCATCTGCGCCTTGAGGGCAAGCTCCGCTTCCGCCTGCTCGCGCTGCAACTGAAGCTCCGCCTGCAGCTGTTCGCGCCGCAGCGCCATGTCCTGCTGCATCTTCTCGCGCTGAAGCTGGCCCTGCTGCTGGAGCTTGGCCTGCTCGATCTGCGCTTCCATCTGCAGCTTCGCCATCTCGCCCTGCGCCTTGGCCTGGGCTTCCGCCTGGGCCTTCTGCGCCGCCGCGTTGGGGTCCTGCGCCTGCGTCATCTGCTGCTGCAGCGCCTGCATGCGCTGGGCGATCTCGTCCGCCCCGGGCCAGTCCAGGTTCTTCGCCAGCAGGTCACCGACCATCGGGGCCGCCTGCGGGAAGGCGCGGACCAGCTCCAGCATCTGGTTGGCCGCCTCCTCGCGCTTGGTCGTGTAGGACGGGCCGGCGGAGACCACGAGGTCGTACTTGCCCAGCGTCAGGTCATAGATGCGGTCGAAGCCCGGCGGCGGGGGCACGGGCTGCCCGTCCGGCCCCTGCGCCTGCTGTCCGACCATGGCGTTCTTCGGCTGTCCGTCCTCTCCCAGCACGCGGACGACGCGCTGCTCGGTGTAGACGGCGGGGATCAGGTCCAGCAGCACGCGGCCGGCGTGGCGGATGGCGCGGGACAGGTTGTCGATGAAGTGGAAGGTGGAGGTGTCCCCCTCCCGCTGGCGCGCGACGATGGCCCGGCCTGAGGTCTCATTGCCCTGGGCACCGAGCGCGGCGTCGAAGATGCCGGTGATGGCCTTGATGTCGTCCGAGGCGTTCAGCGCTTCCTGCAGCGCACCGGCCGGCACGCCCTCGAAGGGCTGGCGCTGAGGGGCGATCTGCCCGTCGAACTCGATGTAGGACCAGTTCTGCGTGTTCGCCGTGGCCCATTTGTCGGCATCGGTGGTGAACGCGCCCTTGGGCCCGATGTAGGGTGCCTTCGGGGCCAGCGCCACCAACTCGGTCGAGGTGGTGCGCCAGTAGTTCAGCATGCGCTGGCTGTCCTTGGCGTCCCGGATGAGCGAGCGGAAATGCCGCTTGCCCTCGACGTTCACCTCCTCGCCATAGACCGGGATGATCGGGATGTAGCGCCCGGCCCACGGGGTCTCCTCGATCACCTCGGCACCCGTCATCAGGCGCTGCGTGACCTTGTGCGACTTGGTGGTGCGCTCGCCCACCACAACGATGCCGGCGGCGTCGAAGGCGTCCTTGTACTGCTGGTACCGGCCGGCATCGACGATGGTCCGATCCGAGAGCAGGACGATCTTGCGCTCGACCTCCTCGCGCTTCCACCACTCCGCCACCAACACGGAGTCGTCGGTGATCCACTGGTCCGCCAGATCGCCGTAGCCCTCGGCCGTCCAGTCGACCGGCTTGGCGCCCTTGAAGCGGCGCTCGAACTCGGACTTCTTGATCCAGTCCGTGACGAACGCCGTGTTCCAATCGGCGCTGTCAGCCGCGGTCGAATGCGGGTCGCCATAGACCGAGAACGGGTTGGCGATCGCCTGGATCAGCAGGTCGCGGTCGAAGCTGTCGTCGCAGGCGTACTCGATGCCGATCCGGAAATACCCGAAGCCCATGGTGACGGCGAAGTCGCTTGCCGTGTCATAGGCCACGTCCGCGTTGGACGTGTACTCGATGTTCCGGATCAGCCCGTTGATGATCTCCGCCGTCTGCGGATCGGCCTTGTCGTCGACCGGGCGCACGCGGATGGAGGGCTTGTTCTGCCGGGCGTCGTTCGTGACCTGACGGATGATGGCCGGCATGCGGTTGATGGTGAGGCAAGGACGCCCGTCGAGATCGCGCTGCCGGCGCACCTCCTCGGGCCACTGCTCCCCCAGGCGGGCAAAGCGCAGATCGTCCAGGGCGGCCACGCGGTTGTCGCTCTCCACCTCCTGGCAGAGATCGAAGGCCTCGCGGGCTTCCTTCAGGATGTCGTCAGCCATCAGCCCATCCACCCGCCTGAGACAATCCTGCGCTCGACCTGCCGGCGCTTCGGCTGCGCCACCACGGCCGGGAACAACTCCGTGAAACCCCACACCAGCGCGTCCACCCGGTCGGGCGAGCCGTCGCCTTCGAACCCTGCCGCGGTCATCTGGCACATCTGCCCCTCCAGCCGGTCGAAGGTGCCGACGTGGCTGATGCGGTCCAGCGCGTAGAGGGCGGAGATCGGCTCCGCCCGGACGTGCTTGCCGCGCGTGGCCGTCACTTCCACGATGCGGATGCCGGGCCGGACGCTCTCCAGGGTGAAGCGGCACATGTCGCCGCCCTGGTTGCGCTCGATGACGATGCAGTCCGCCTCGAAGCGGTCATAGAGGGCGATGGCCCGCTCGGCCCATTGCCGGGGCGCGCCCTTCATTGAGCCGTCCTCCAGCACATAGCCCCGCCCGTCCTGTCCGGCGGCGCAGACCACGATGCCGTGTTCGTCCGATCCCGCTTCCGCGCTCACCGCTGGGTCGACCGCGACGACGATGCGCGCCAAGTGCGGCGCCTCCGCCCTGCGGTTGCGGTGCAGGTTGGCGCGGTCCCAGATGGCTCCCACGGCGGTGGGCTCGTACTCGCCTTCCCAGATGTGCCCGTAGCGGTCGGGCTTGGTGCGCTGGTCGTAAAGCCGCTCCTCCTCCAGCTCGCGGGGGAAGAACGGGTTGTCGTTGTAGTTCACCCGGACCACGGCGCTGTCCGGCGGCGGCGTCGGGCCCCGGAGCAGCTGGTCAACCGGATCGGCCGCGTTGCGCGGGTTCCAGGTGAACCAGAGTTCCGAGCCCGGCGCGCGGATGGTGGGGCGCAGCATCTCCAGCGACCGTGCGGAGAGCGTCTGCGCCTCTTCGGCCCAGGCGACGTGGAAGCCCTCCAGCGACTTGATGCTCTCCGCCGTGTGGTCCTGCATGCCCTGGAACAGGATCACCCCGCCGCCGGGGGTCTTGATCTCCGTGTTCAGGCACTCGAACTCCGAGCCGACGCCCATGGCCCGTATCTTGTCCTCGATGAGGCGCTTGGCGCTCTCCTTGAGGGTCTTCTGGACCTCGCGGATACACACGGCGCGGAAGCCGTCGCGCATGAGGGCCGTCTCGACCATCAACTCGGCGAAGAAGTGCGACTTGCCCGATCCACGGCCACCATGCGCGCCCTTGTAGCGCGAGGGCTTCAGCAGCGGGACGAAGACCCTAGGTGTTGGAAGCTGGATCGACGACGACACGCCGGATCTCCGTCACCAACGGGTTCTTGGCATCGCCCGAAATCTGCGTCGGCAGCACCTTCGCCAGCAGACCCATGAACGCCTGCGGGTTGGCCCGCGCCTGCTCCACCAGATAGTCGGAGCCGCCCACCTCACCGAAGGCCGCGAGGATCGCTTCCTTGATGTCCTTGGTGATCTTGTTGGGCGTGCCCTTCTGCCGGCCGCCCCTGCGCTCGCCTGGCTTGGAGCCTCCGCGCTTGGGTCGGCTATCCGGGCCTACTTTAGCCATGCCACGTCTCGCCACTCCCTCGCGGGTTGGTGGCGCCTCTGTGGTGATAAGGGGTGATGGGGTCAGGCGCCGGGAAGGCGCTGCCAGATCGCTACGAGGACGAGAGCGAGGAAGTAGCCGGCGATGAAGGCCATGGCTTACCCCCAAACGACATGCGCCCGAGGTGGTTAGCCCCAGGCGCAGAAATCCATCGTGGTAAATTACTACTATATTTCCGTCCGGGGGTCAAGCGGCACACCTCCTATGGGTGTTCGCCGATATGTAGAGGTCTACCGCCTCCAGAATGGCAGCCCTAGCGCTCACCCGGCGCTTGCCCATGTCATACGCAGCGTCCTCCAGGGTGCAGCCGCCGGCCAGGTAGTCGATGATGAGGAGCGCTTCGTGGCCCTCCCGCCGGCAGTCGCGCACCCAATCCTTGAAGGCGCGCGAGACGCGTGCTTGGCGGGCCAGTTCTTCCTTCGTGGGCTCACCCGGAAGACCGCGGCCCATGCGCTCGCCATAGTTGGCGGTCTTGCATCCCACGGTGCCGCCGGTCAGCAGCCAGCCCTCCATGATGCGGTCCACCGCCATCTCCCGGGGCCCGGTGATCTCGGCCCAGAAGCGGGCGTCAGGCTTGCGGCGGCGGCAGCGCTCCCGGGTCTTGCGGGTGTTGCCGGGGCCGTTCATCACCACCACCTCCACCGGCTCCGTGGGGGCGTTCACCTCCTGGCAGGCGGTGGCGTCGGTGACGGAGAGCATGGCGAGGTACATGCGCCGCTCCCGGGCCTGCCGGCGGAGCTGGCGGTTCGCCTCGGCACAGACCTGGGGGTAGACGACCTTGGCGGCGGTGGTCATGCTCTTGCCTCTCCTGCTCAGGACACGGTGCCGTGGTGGGGAATGGTGATGTGCGGCGTGGTGGCGCGCATGAACACCGCCAGAGCCGCGGCCGTGGCGCCTATGGCCTGGATGGCGCCCCACAGTGCTACCGTCTGCGGGTCATCGGCCCGCGCCGCCTGCGCGTGTGCCAGTTCGGCAACCTCGGTCATCATCGCGTGGATCTGCTTCAGTTGCTCGGCAGGCTCGGTCTCGGTCATCTCCGTCACTCCTTCAGGGCGGCGTCGATCATGGAGCGGTACGGGAGGCGCACCCAATTAAGGCCGTCGACGGCTTGGCCTCGCAGGTGGTCCAGGACTTCCGCGCACATCTCGTCAGGCGGGTCCCGCATGGCCTCAAGGGCGGCGCGGGCAAGGTCGCGCCAGTACTCCCTGCGGCCCTCGTTCAGTACCTTCCACAGCAGCGGCGCGGCGTCTCCGAATGCGGCGGCGGGCTTGGTGGCGCGCATGTCCTCATAGGCCAGTCGCTGCGCCACCTTCTCCAGCATGGTCATGGCGTCATGCCTCCTCGGTACCGGGGGCGGGAGGGGCGGCGTCCGCTATGAGCGCCAAGACGCGATGCGGATCACCGACCACGTAATGGGCGGCGGTTCCGGACACGGCGGCGTCCCGCATTTCCCGGGTCATCTGGCGCGGCACACACTGCCACCCCTTCTCCCTCTCCCACCTACGGAGGGCGGAGAGGGAGGCGCGGGCATTCGTGAGGGAGCGGTCGATCCCCAGCCCTTCCCGCACCGCATCCAGCGCCCGCCCCTGCATGACCGGAGAGGCGCGCTCCCGATCCCATGACGCCCACCCATGCGGGTTCAGCGCCCTCGCCATCACTTCCACCAGCTCTTCTGTATCGGGGGTGGTCGACATCACTTCGCCTCCGTCTTGATCCCGGGCCTCGCCAGCAGCCCTTCCAGTCCCGCTGCGAGCATTCTCAAGTCCCGGTCATTCTTCCTGGCATCGGCAAGGGTGCGGGCCTCTTTCGCCAAGCGGCGGAGGTCGGGGAGGATCGGGGCGGCGTCGGTCATGACGCCTCGTCCTTCTCGATGCGATGGCGGCCGGCCAAGCTGTCCAGCCCGCGGCGCATGCTGTCCTTCAGCGGGTCCCCGCCCTCCCCGTCATGCCGATCGGCGGGCACCTTCTGGAGCTTGCCGGCGGCCTGCTCCGCCTCCTGCTGCAGGATGGTTTCCTTGTTGGCCTCCCACCATGCCCGGAACCGCTCATCGAACTCCGAGCGGTACGGGCGGCCGGTCTCGAACTGGCGGCGGGCGAGCTGCAGGCGGGAATGCTCCAGCCGGCGCCGGGCGTGGTCGTCCTTCACCATCTCGCGGATCTCCGCCGGCATCGGCAGGCGGTTGCCCCACGTCCAGGTGCCCCGCAGTCGCTGGATGGCGAGCTGGATCAGGTCGGCCGGCAGGTCGGACAGGGCGTCCCGGTAGATGCGGGTGGCAGCGGCCTGGTCCGGAACCTTGATCCCGAACACCTCCCCGAACTCCAGCAGCGCGTCCATGCAGACCATGAACAGCTTCGCGTCCGCCGGCTCCAGCGCCATCTCGTAGCGCCGCAGCGCCCCCTCGATCGCCTCCGGGGTGGCCGTGGGCGGGAGAGGGTCGTGGATGCGCCAGTCGTCAAGACATGCCGGCAAGGATGGCCTGGCGACGGGCAGAAGGGTCAATCTGGCGGGGGGCTTGGACATGATGGCTTCCCTTCGTGTCGTCCACTACGCGGCGGATCCAGTTCCGCCAGGTTCCTGACCAATCCGACTTCCGGCCGTCCTTCCCGGCCTTGCCGCGCCAGTAGTCGCGGAACTTGTCGGCTTCACGGTCCACCCGGGGCGGGTCCAAGCCCTGGCTCTCGGCCCACAGGCGCCAGTCGTCGGGCAACTCCCAGCCTTCGGGGAGCCGGCTACCTTGGCCGTCGCGCGGATTGGTTTTCGGGAGGACGGTGACGACGGCGCCCGGCGCATCGGGGCGCGCGCCTCCCCTAGAAGCGGGAGCTTCTAGGGTATTATCTTCATTCCCTTGATTTCCTTCATTCTTCTTTGCGTCGCCGCTGCGTCGCTCCTGCGTCGCGTCTGCGTCGGTGGGTGCGTCGGTGACGCGCTCCACGCGCTGATATTCGTCGTAGTTACAGATGGTTATGAGCGTCTGACCTGCGTCGGTGACGCATACGATCATCCCCTCCTCGACCAATCTCGCGAGGAACCGACGCACCTTGGGGTCATCCCACCCCCAGGCACCGGCCAGGAAGCGCAGCGAGTAGGTGAGCTGCCCCCGGGTCAGGGTGACCGACTTCTTGCCGATGCCGGTGCGGGTGTCCTGGTAGACCGCGTTCTCGATGAGCCAGGCCCACGCAGCGCGACGGCAGAAAGGCTCCCGCGCGCCCCCGAGGGCGGGGTTGTCCATCCAGCCACGGTGCATGAGGTAGAAACCGCTCATTCGCAGGCTCCCCAGGCATTGCAGGCGGTGCCCATCTCCTCGTGGAGGAAGAGCATCATGTCGTACTGACGGCCGCCCCGGCTGGTCTTGGACCACTCCGCGACTTCCCAAATGCCCGGCATCGGAATGTCAGCGCGCCCCTGATGCTCACCGGGCGTCTTGTCGTGGGCGAAGAAGCTGGAGAGCCCGGCGCGGCTGCACTCACCCACCAGGGCCTCCCATTCAGCGATCCGCTGAAACTCCTCGGGAAAGCGGATGGCGATCTCGCGGATTTCGGCCTTGCGCGACATGATGCAGGGCATGCAGCCGACGCGGTTCATGCCGTGGTCGTACAGCGGGTTCCACGCAACACCGTGCTTCCGATGCAGGTCGAACACCTCATCTCGTGTGAGGTGATGGATCGGACGGTAGGTCCAGACGGTGCCGCCGGTATCGACATCGCGGGAGCGCTGGAGCCGGGGGAGCGTGGCGCGGGCGGCGCTCTCTTCAGCGCGGACGCCCTGCCACGACACGATGGTGTGCCCGGTCGCCAGCAGCGGCCTGTTCACCTGCGTCTGGATCGGGACGATCTTCAGTAGTTCCGTGCAGAACTTGGCCTTCTTCGATGGGAAGCGGCCCTTCATCATGCACAGGTCGAGGAACGGGTTTCCGGTGGGGTGCAGCAGGTCGAGGGCCCGCGCAACGCGATCCGCCGGGACGCCCTTGAGGGGCCATTGCTCCGCGATGTAGCGGCGCTTGCGCTCGATGTCCGCCGTGAAGTCCGCTCGCACCCAGCGAATGGCCGGGCCGCCCGTCTTCTCGGGCAGCGTGCGCACGAATTCATAGGTCCAGGGGTGTTCGTTGCCCGTGTCGGCAAACACCGCCTGGAATGGCTTGCCGCGCTCCAGAGCCTTCAGATAGGTGGCGGTGCTGTCCTTGCCGCCGCTGACACTCACGAGGTGGACGACGCGCAGCGGCCGGGGCAACGGATTGCTCTGATCTGCCGTGAGATTGGGGAAGCCGCTGGCGGGGTCTCTGAGAACCAGATCATCCATGGCTCACCCCCTCCCCCGCCCCACGGGATGTCGCGGTGATGTCCATGTCCACGGCCGATGCCCAGAGGAAGAGCTTGTCGGTTGCCGGGATGGTGTGGCGGTCAAGCCAGTTCCAGACGGTGCGTTCGGCCGATCCGGTCTTGCGGGCGATCTGCGCCACGATGAAATCGATTTCCGCCGGGTTGCCCTTGGTGAGGGCCATGGTGGCGGTGCGAAGTGCATCGCGGACGGCGATCATCTGACGGGCGGCGCTCATGCCGACACCGCCCGCCGGCCCATGCCGACCTTGCGACCGATCTCACCCCAGGTCTTGAGGACGTAGTTCGAGGTCACGCCGGCCGCCGCCGCGACCTGGCTGGATGTCCACTCCGGACGGGCGGCGGTGATGCGGATGACGGCGGCCTTGCCGGTTTCCCCCTCCTGCCGCTGGGGCGCGGGGAGTTCCGTCTTGCGCGACAGGGGGGCAGATTGGTTGTCCGGGTGGAACGGGTGCGTCGGGGGCAGATGCGAGCCGGGCTTGGCCTGCTCGACCGGCGGCGGGGCGGGCGGCGTCACCGGCCGACGACGGACGGCCGGGGCGGGAGTCACCTCCCCCTCCACCCCTCGGGCGATGCGGGAGGCGCGGCAGCCGCGCAGGCAGGCCTTCACCTCCGTAGGAGAGGGGCGCCGGCCGCAGGGGCCGCATACCGGGTAGAGCGTGACCGGCGGTGGGGCGGCGGCCTTAGGGGACGATTTCGCCTGTGTCCACACCGGGGCCGTGTCGAGGATCGTCACAACACGCTGGTTGCCGGAGGGCCGCAGGGCGATGCGCCCCAGATCGTCCAGCTTGCGGATCATGAAGCTGACCGCCGTGACGCTGCGGCCGATGCGGGACGCCAGCGCGTCCAGGGGCAGCAGCTCGTCGGAGAAGCGCGCCTCGCGTTGGACCAACTCGAACAGGCGCTGCAACTCCTCGTCGGTGACGGGGGAATGGGGGACGCGGAGGGTGACGGCGCCAACCATGGTCTCAGGCTCCCAGCCCGAAGGCTTGACGAAGGGTGCGAATGGCTTTGCGGAGGCGGGTGCGCAGGCAGCGGCACATGGGGGTCACTCCGCCGCGTCGGCCGCGCCCACGGCCCGCTTCAGGCCTTGCTCCTGCTGGCTGACCAGCGAGGGCTTGCGGCGCTGCTTCTTGGCCCTGCGCACTTCCAGGAAGTCGGAGAGCGTGGTGTGCAGCTCCTCCGCCACCGGCTCCATCGCCGCTTCCTCCTGGTGGTCGACCTTGCCGTCGTCAGCCAGGGCGGCGCCCACCTGGGCACAGAGGCGGGAGGCGAGCGCGTTGACCGCGAGGATGTGCGTGCTCTCCGCGTCGAGGTGCGAGGCGTTGCCCAGGCCTGCGATGCCGATGATCCGGTTCACGAAGGCCGGCCCCAGCACCTGCATGATGCGGAGCATCTTCCACATGCACGGGCAGGCGGAGCCCTGGTGGTAGGCGTCGATGGTGCGGGTGTCGATGCCCGTCGCCTCCGCCAACCCCTTCACCGACCACGGCTTGGAGTACCCGACTTCCTGGCGCAGGGCGTCGGTGAACGCCTCCTGAACCAGATCGCTCGTGATTTCGGTGACATTGCCCATGACGTTGCTCCAGAGAGGCGAATAACTTTAGAGGTATGCAGACCCGACCCCCGCCCCCTTCCCCCATCGATGCCCTGGCCTGTCAGGCGATCAGGGCGCTTGCGCTGCTCTCCGAACTGGACCCCGATCGGTGGGAGCCTCTGATGGAGGCCTGCTGCCGGATCGGGGGAGAGGCTGGGAAGGCGCTGGAGAGGGAGGCGGGACGTGTCAGGCGACAGGCTTGAGGAAGCGGCCGCGCTCGCCACGCGGCGGGGGCGCCAGCCGGTTGGCGACGGTCCGGTAGTAGGACGCGCGCTTGGCCGGGAAGAGTGCGCCGTGCGCCTCCAGCGAGCAGAAGCCGACCATGGCAGCGGCGGCCAGATAGTCGCCGTTGTTCGCCAGCAGAAAGGCCACGCCCGCAAAACCAGCGGCTTGGCACACCAGCGCGAAGCGGTGGAACATGGCACTCTCCTTCTTTCGGGGATGAGGGGTAGTCCGGCCCGCCCTGTGGTGTGCCACCACCGCGCGCCTATACTCGGTGTAGGGATTGACGGCATTGTCAGCTTGGGGGAGACCAAGCCTCAGCCCGTCGAAGCCGGAGTGAAGGGGGGTGTGGGCGTCCGAGGGCATTTTCGGGCGCTCCCTTACTCGGCCGCGTTCGGGAAGAAGTCCGCCGGGGTCAGCGGGACATGCTGCTGGCGGGCCTTTTCCAAGAGCAGCGGCTGATGCCGTGCCGGAATGAGGCCACCAGTGCCGCCCCGTTCCTTCGGGTACGTCCACCGGAACACGTTGCAGACAGCGACACCGACCATCTCAGCGACGACCTTGTGGCCGCCGCACTTCTCGATGACGCGCTGGGCGATGGGGAATACGGTCTGTTCCATGCCCGCCATCTTGCGCTAATCGCAACGTCATCGCAAGTGGAAAGTGCGTCAATCGCAATGGGAGTTTATTGCGCGTTACGCAATACTCCGGCGATGGAACTGGACTGGATCAAGCGGCGGCTCGAAGAGCTGAAGCCGCAGGGCAAGACACAGGCGGGCCTGGCCAAGGCGCTGGGCATCGAACCGTCTGGCGTGTCCCGGATGCTCAAGGGCGAGCGCCAGATCAAGGCTCGGGAGTTGGCGACGATCTACGCCTACCTTGGCGTTGGCGACGCATCCGCGCGGCCGCCTGAAGACGGTATCTCCGTCACCGTCCCCGAGCCTGACACATACGGCGAACCTTTGGAGATCCGCCCGGCGGACGTCGAGGTTCCCGCGGCCGCCAGCTTGCGCCGCGACGTGCCGGTCTATGGCACGGCTGTGGGCGGCGATGACGCGGAATTCCTGTGGAACGGCGAGACGATCGACTATGTGCGGCGGCCGCCCGGCTTGGTGGGCGTCAAGGAGGCGTTCGCTATCTACGTCTCCGGTTCATCCATGAGCCCGCGCTACGAGGAAGGCGAGCTGGTCTACATCCACCCCAAGCGGCCCGCCCGCCCCGGCGATGACGTGGTGATCGAGCTGCACGGCAAGGACGGCCAAGCTGGCAAGTGCTTCCTGAAGCGGTTTATCCGCCGGGCGCCCGATCTGGTCCATGCGGAGCAGTTCTTCCCCGTGCGTGGGCCGGTGACCTATCCGACCCGGGAAGTGCGGAACATCTACAAGGTTTTGACCAACGCCGAGCTGCTGGGGCTGTGAGAATGACAGGGGCGACCGATAATTCGGAGGCCGATACCGGTCCTGAAAAAACCCGTGGAATAAGCCCAGATGGCGCGATCCGCTTTTTGGCCACGATGGGCGCTGACATGAGATGTCAGTGCTGCAAGAACGATACTTTTCATGTTCTGTCTGACGGCGATCTCGCTCCGACCGACAGGCTTCAGCAGTGGAATACTGATGGTAGGCCGAACGGCCGTTTTCTCGATCTGCTGGCGGTAGCCTGCAGTCAGTGCGGCTACCTGATTTACTTTCTCTCCGACATCGTAGAACGGTGGATTAGAGACAATCCAGAGGTGGTCGATGACGCCGGAAAAGAATAACGTCACGCCTCTCTGGAAGGGTAAGGACACCCCCTCCGGCGGAGGGGAAGGGAACTCCTATACGTTGATGGGGGTTGGCAGCGGCGGTGGGAATGGCCATGGTAGTGATATGCAGGAGCGCGTTGCCAAGCTCGAAACCCACTTCGAGTACATCCGCAAGGACCTGGACGAGATCAAGTCCGGGCTGGGAGCGGTTGTGACTGGCATGGAAGCCATGGTCCGCAACAATCCGACGAAGGCCGACCTGTACGCCTGGAAAGTCCAGTGGACCGCCATCTGCGTCGGTGCAGTGGCGATCATCGTTGGCGGAATTATCGGCGGCCTGGGCTGGATTAAACCGGACGCCTCCCCGCCGCCGCCGGTAACCATCACGGCTCCGGCTCCCGTCATCGTTCAGGTTCCGTCGCAGCCACCAGCGCCGTAAGCGCTCACCCGGCTCCGCACGCAACCCCGCCCTCTCCGGACGGCGGGGTTTTTCATGTGATGCATCTTGCGATTTCCGCATTGACATGCGATTGCGGTTATCGCAAGATCATTCCTGTCAGCACGACGCATCCGAGGCGTCTCCTGACCCGGGATAGCGCTTCCTCCCATGGCTCCCCGGAACTTGGCCCTAGGCGCTGCGAAAGCTGGCTGCCTAGGGCCGCTCCTTCGAGATGGAGAGCCAAATGGCCCAGATGATCGACTTCCTCGCCGCCCACGGGATCGCCGCCGCCGCCACTCCTGACGGGCGCATCGCCGGGACTATCGGCTACTCGCGCCGCCGGCCGGACGGCTCCGTGGAGTTCGGCGACCGCACCGAGGTCATCGAGCCGACCTGGAAGGCCGTGCGCGGCTTCGCTGGCTACTGACCATCTCCACTAACCGGAGCGCCCGAGACATGGCCGACATCGACCTGAACATCACCGTCAGCGTGGCAGCGGACAGAATTGTCAACGAACTGGTCAGTCAGTCGAATGACAAGCAGCTGTCGGCCATGACCCAGCGCCTGCTGTCGAATATGGGCAGCAGCTACGTCCATGACGTGATCTTCCAAGCACTGGACATCGACCAGCTTCAGGATTTGGTGAACTGGCTCGTCAACACGCAGGGCTTCATCCCCGAGGGCTACGTCCGTGATCGGGAGGCTGCGTGATGCTCCACCAGTTTCGAGACATGGCGACCGTCGCCGCGGCGCTGGGCTTGAAGCCCGCCAGCCCCCGCGACGGCTCCCTGTGCGGCCCCGCCTCCGATTGCGGTGTCCCGCTGCCCTGCCCCACCCGTGAGGACTGCGACAGCGCCGGCCGCTGCCAGATGCAGAAGGAGCCGGAGTGATGAGCCTCGCCATCTCCGAACTCACCGCCCTCCACGGCGGCAATCAGGAAGCCGCCTTCAACGCCCACCAGACGGTGGAGGCACTGGTTTTCCTCATGGTGTTCGGCCGGACGCTCAAGGCCACCGGTCAGAGCGTGCCGCAGCCCACGGACTGCTTTGACGAGCCGCCGTACCGCCGCCCCAGCGACCTCCCCTTCTGAGGAGCCCGCCATGCACACGCAGCCCATCGCCCTGAACACGCCCGTCATCGTGGACGGCTGGCCCGCCACCGTCATTGGCCGCACCTACGAGGAGCATCCCCGCTACGAGCTGGTGACGCCCGAGCGGGTCTTCGTCTCCGACGTGCCCGGCCATGAACTCCGCCCGGCCCGCGATGCCTGACCAGACCTCCGAGGATCACGAGAACCGCGTGTTCTGGACCACCTTCGCCGGAGCCATGCTGATCACCAGCGCCGCTCTGGTCGCCCTCAACTCCCTGCTGGAATGGGTGCTGACATGACCGTCGACCAAGCCGTCGCCCGCCTCCGCAAGGCCGGCCACCTCCTCCCCGGCTGCTTCCGCCTTACGCTGGACAGCACGGGCGCCCACTACCTGACGTACTGGGAGAAGCCCGAGGGCTCCGCCTTCGACAACTGCACGGCCCTTGCGGTCGACAGCGACGTGGGGGCGCTGCTGGGCGTGGCGGAGGGCTATGCCGCCGCCTACTGGAAGCGGACGCCCATCCTCTCCGGCATCGCGGCGGAGTGACCGGCCATGGACGCCGCCGCCCTCGCCCGCCTCGCCCGTGACCAGATCAAGGCCCGTGGTTGCCGTCCCGCCGCCCCCCTGATGGGACCGGCCAAGGAGAGCGCCCGGCTGCTGGGCGACGCCAAGCTGGTGACGCTGGACAGCTTCACCTTCCGCATCGAGGCGCCCGGGCTGCGGGTGTTCTTCGACGGCCGGCACGAGGGCAACCCCGTGACCTTCAGCCAGGGCGGAGAGGCGGAGCTGCGGGCGCTGGTGGGCCGGCTGCCGGGCATGACCGCCCCGGATGCCGAGGAGCGCGCCAAGGAGGCCGCCGCCCGCACCGCCATGGTCGCCGGGATAGACGCAGGCGCCGCCGAGATCGTCCTGCAGTCCCGCGCCCTTGTGGAGGCCGCCGCCAGCGCCAAGGGCATGACGCCCGAACAGTACCGCGCAGAGCGCGCCGCCCGAGAAGCCGAAGCCATGCGGCGCCGTGGCTGGGGCGCCTGGTTCGGCGCCTGATCCCTCTCCCCCTCACCCTGCCCCCATAGGTGGCCCAATGCCCCAGCTCAAGCCCGAACTGAAGACCATCCTCGACCGCTACGGCATCGACCCCCGCGACAAGTCGCAGGTCTGGGACTGCCACGGCACGCTGGTGCTCTACCACAAGGCCTACGAGATCATCGCGGCCAAGGAGGGCATCCAGTTCGACCCGCCCACGGTCATCGAAGCCAGCAGCAAGGACAAGACCGTCTCCCTGCTGGTGGTGGGGCGCATGGGAGGCCGGGCCGAGTGGTCCATCGGTGAGGCGGCGCCGGGCAACTGCAAGAACGCCTACCCCTACGCCATGGCGGAGAAGCGGGCGAAGGATCGGGTGATCGGCAAGCTGGTGGGGCTGGCGGCCTACGTCTACAGCGAGGACGAGGCGGACGACTTTAAGGACACTCCCCGCCGGCCAGTCGCCAATGACGATCCGGTCGATTTCTGGGACCGCCCGTCCTACGCGATCAAGTGCCCGACCCTCAAGGACTGGGCAACCGCATTCGCTGAGAAGGCGAAGGTGGCTCCGAGCATCGCCGCGCTGGACAAGCTGATCGCCAACAACCGCGCCGACTACGACGACACGGCGGGCACGAAGACCGGGGACCGGCTGCGGGAAATCGTGGACGAGCGCCGGGACTACATCGCCAATCCCCCGGCGGAAGCGGCGGAGTAACCGGCCATGAATGCCATCTCCCCCAAGCCCGCCGCCTTCTCCGGCTCCTTCGCGGACTTCAAGACCGTCCGCACCCGGTCGGTGTGCCAGATCGTCATCGAGGTTCCGATAGAGCAGGCCGGCGCTGCCCTCGAGGCGCTGGGCGGCATCCCCGTGCCCGGGAAGGAGCCTTGGGTGGCGGTGGCCCGGCTGATGGAGAAGCCGCAGGAGGAGCCGGTGAGCCGCGCTACTCCTGCCTCCAAGAGCCTGGCGACCCGCGCTGGCATCCTCTGCAACGACCCGATCTTCTGGCAGTACCTGAGCGAGACGTTCGGCTATGCGGAGCTGACCTGCGAGGCGAACGCCGCAGCGGCGCTCCGCCACCACATCGGCATCGCCAGCCGGCGGGACCTCGACACGGACAGGGGCGCCGCCGCGCGCTTCTCCGACCTCGACAGCCGGTTCCGGCAGTACGCGGCCCGTGGGGAGTATGCGCGATGATCCTGCCCCCGAAGCGCAAGCCCCCGAAGTCCGGCATCGCCCGCACCGTGAACCGGGAATGGCCCCGGCATCGCAAGTTCGTCCGAGGCCACGCCTGCTCCGTCCCTGGCTGCCAGGAAGGCCCGATCGAGTTCGCCCACGTCCGCCAGGGCTTCACCGCCGGCACCGGACAGAAGCCCTTCGACTGGCTGGGGATCAGCCTGTGCCACGCCCACCATGCCGAGCAGCACCGCGTCGGCCACCACGCCTTCGACAAGCTGCACGGCATCGACAGCGTGAAGCTCGCCCTCGCCTTCGCCAAGGCATCCCCCGACCTCGCCATGCGGGAAGCCATGGCCCTCACCAATGCAGCGGAGTAGGCCATGACCACGATGGATGTAGAGGGGCTGATCCAGCGACTGCGGGAGTGGGCGCCGGGGCTTGAGCAGCACGGCTACAAGCCGACAGCGACCGCCATGAGGGACGCCGCCTCCGCCCTGGAGGCGATGAAGGAACAGGTGGAGGAGTTGCGGGCGTTTGCAGCCGTCGATGCTGGTGCAACGCTTGCGGACCGTCTGCGAGCCGACCACGCCGAAGCGGAGCGGGACAGGCTGCGGGTGGCCCTGCTGGACTGCGAGACAGCCCTGACCTTCGCCTGCGGAGCGGCTGGCTCCAGTCGCCACTGGGATGATTGGTGGCGGAAGCACTGCAACACCTACAACAGCGCCCGCGCCGCCCTCAAGGAGCCCACGCCATGAAGACAGCTGAGGAGAGGGCCTGGGCTATTGCGGAGCGGTATGCCTCCAGCAAGGGAGAGGCTATGTCGCTCAAGATGGACATCCTCGCCATTGTGGCAGGAGCCGGCCAGATCAGCGCGAGTGGATGGCAGCCCATTGAGACGGCGCCGCACGCAACCGACGTGCTGCTGTACTCGCCCGTGCTTGGCAGTTTAGAGGCCAGGATGGAGGTTGGGTACGCCAGCGGCGGGCGGCGGGACGCGGTGGGCTCGACCATGTGGTACCACGGCACCGCTACCCACTGGATGCCCCTCCCCGCCGCCCCCACCCCGGAGGCCGCCGATGACGCGCGCACAGCTTGAGCGCCGCCGCGCCGCCTGGCGCTGGGTGAACGAGAATTTCAGCGAGACGCAGTTCTGGGGGTACGAGCAGATCATGCAGTTTCTGGACGACAGAACGTATCAGCGCCCCACCCCGGATATTCCCAATGCCAATGAGGGGGCGTGATGGAAAGCCTCCCCGACTTCCGCGAGTTCTACGCCGCCCGCAACCGCATGCCGCTGGGCGAATGGGGGCACCTTGGCGAGCAGTACGAGGACGTGCTGCGCCGCTTCATGGACACGGCAGCCGACTATCTCGACGCCGGCCGCGCCGCCCTATCTGTCGGAGAGAGCAATGACGCCTGATGACCGCCTCTTCACGAACGCCATGCCCAGCTGGCCGCGCATCCTGACGCGGGATCTGGCCGCCGAGTACATGGACGTGACGCCCGACGAGCTGGACCGCCTCTGGCAGCGCAACCGCATCCAGGGGAAGTTCACGCATCCGATCTGGGGCGAGGCGTGGGACCTCTATGCCCTCTCCCCCATGGAGGAGAAGCGCGGCCGGAGCTTCGTCTACTTCATCCAGACCGAGAGCGGCCCCATCAAGATCGGCCACTCCAAGAACCCGGAGGAGCGGATGCGGGCCATGCAGACCGCCCACCACGAGGAGCTGACCATGCTGTTCCAGCTCTCCGGCGGCGCCTGGATGGAGGAGCAGATGCACCGCCGGTTCTACCGCAGCCACCTGCGGGGCGAGTGGTTCAAGCCCACGCCCATGCTGGTCAACAGCATCAACGCCTGGAAGAGGATCGGTCATGGCTGAGCCCGCCCGCCACCCGACCCAGCTCCCCGTCTCCTGCCCCCCTCGCGGCCTGAACCGCGAGCAGGCGGCGGAATATGTCGGGGTCAAGCTGACCAAGTTCCTGGAGATGGTCGAGGAGGGGCTGATGCCCCGCCCCAAGCACATCGGCACCCGCACCGTGTGGGACCGCGTGGCCCTTGACGCCGCCTTCGATGCGCTGCCCGATAGCGGCGAAGCGTCCGAGTCGTCGGCTCCCCAGGTCACCGCGAACCCCTGGGACAGCCTGAAGGCCAAGGGGCGCGCCTGATGACGGGAGCGCGGGACATGGCGGAATTTCGGCTGCGGGATGGGACCGGCTCCATCCGCCTGAAATACATCGTGATCGACATCGACCGCTACGGCCAGGCCCGCGTCTATGTCCGCCGCGCCGGCCGCAAGAAGGTCCGTCTCAACGAGACGCCCGGTACCCCTGCCTTCATGGAGGAGTACCGCGCCGCGCTGGAGGGCCGCCCCTATGGCGCCGCGGCGATCAAGCGCCCGGTGATCGCCCAGGCCGCGCCCGGCACCCTGCGCTGGATGGTCGAGCAGTATTACGCCTGCGGCGAGTTCCGCCTACTGGACGTAGCCACGCGCCGCATGCGCCGGAACATCCTGGAAGCCCTGTGCCGGGAGCACGGCGACAAGCCGGTCAATCTGCTCTCCGAGGAGCACATCTACATCCTCCGGGACGAGAAGGCGGACACGCCCCACGCCGCGAACACGCTGCTGAAGGTGCTGCGCCACATGTTCCGCATCGGCGCCAAGCAGAAGTGGGTGCGCCGGAACGTCACCAAGGACGTGGAGCCGCTGTCCGCCCCAAGCGAGGGGCACCATAGCTGGACCGTCGAGGAGGTGAAGCAGTTCGAGGAGGCGCACCCCATCGGCACGAAGGCGCGGCTCGCCATGGCGCTGCTGCTCTACACCGGCCAGCGCCGCTCCGATGTGGTGAAGATGGGGCCGCAGCATGTGCGCGACGGCTGGCTGACCTTCACCCAGGTCAAAAACGCCGGCCGCAAGCCCGTCCACATGTCGATACCGGTTTTGCCCGAGCTGCAGGCCATCATCGACGCAACGCCGTCCGGGCATCTGGCCTACCTGACCACGCAGTTCGGCAAGCCCTACACCGCCGCCGGGTTCGGCAACGCCTTCCGGGACTGGTGCAATAAGGCTGGCCTTCCCCACTGCTCCGCCCACGGCCTGCGCAAGGCCGCTGCCGCGATGCTGGCGGAGCGGGGCGCGACCGAGCACCAGATCATGGCGATCACCGGCCACCGCAGCTTGTCGGAGGTGCAGCGCTACACCCGCGCCGCCCGCCAGAAGCTGCTTGCCGGAGAGGCCGCCAAGCTGATGGGCGGCGAACAGACGACGGACGAAACTGTCCAACTTTCCGGTGCGTCGGAAAAAGTTGGACAGAAACGTCCCGTAACCCCTTGATCTATAGAGGTGCTGGAAGTGGCTGGCGACCCCGGCAGGATTGCAACAAAACAATGTTCTCAGGCCCTTGGGGCCAAGTTGGACGGCAGCGGTATCCGCCTGAATGCGTCGAAATTCGCGCGCGGTGTCCAACTAACTGGGGCTGTTTTTCTCCACAACCCCTGCGCGCAGCCGCGCCTGCAAACCGCCCCGCGACTTGCCCTCCCCCACCCGGTAACGCCCGTCTAGGAGCCCGCCCGTGACCGCATGCATCAACGACCTGCCATGGCTGCTGGACGCCGCGCACCCCGGCACGATCCGCGCCTCCGTTCCGACCGGCCCCGTGGTGCTGGTGGTCGATCCCGCCCGCCATGATGTCCCCGACGACGCCTTGGCTGAGCGCATCGCCAGCATGATCGTGGACGCCCACAACGACCGGCTGGCCCGGCTTGCCGGAGGGCTGCATCAGTGACCGTCCGCACCTGCCTCCCTGACGCCCCCGGCTTGGTGGTCCATCGCCTGCCCCTGCCGCAATGCTGTCCGGTGTCCGGCAACCCGCTGCCCGGCTCCACCCTGACCATGGCCTACCTGCCCAAGGATCGGGTCTTCCCGGTCGAGTGGTTGGAGAGCCTGATCCGCGAGTACCAGGGCGGCCATGCCTCCCGGAACATCCGGAACATGGAGGAGATGGTCCAGGACCTCGCCATCCGAGCTGCCGAGAACACCGGCGTCCGGGTGCGGGTGCGGGCGGACCTGAAGATCAACCCGCCGCAGGGCGGCACCGTGCAGGACCTCCTCATGACCGCGAGGGCGCGGCCATGAGGTTCTTCGTCGGCATCCATCAGCCGTGTGACGCCCATAAGGTGGACGCAGCGTTCATCTCCGTCAGCCGCCTAGAGAACAGGATATCCGGTTTTCTGGTTGGCGACTGGATCATGGACAGCAAGGGCTTTTCCGAAGTGGCTGGCCATGGTCGCTACCGGATGTCGGTGCAGGAGCATGCCGCCCAAATCCGCCGATGGTCAAAGAACGGCAACCTGATGGCGGCCATCGCCCAAGATTGGATGTGCGAGGATCCAGTTCTAAAGCGTGTCCTGATTGAAGAGGGAAAGCTCGACCCGCCGCCAGGATTTGATTTCGGCGATGCTCAAGCTTGGAAAAAGCTTGGTGATCTGCCGTGGGCCTATGAGGGCCAGCGCGAAGATCAGATCCTGGAGCATCAGCGCCGCACAATAGAGCGCTATGACGCCCTGATGACGTGCGATGTCGGCGGCGTCTACATCATGCCGGTCCTGCAAGGCTACGCGCCTGAGGACTACGTGCGCCACATCCGCATGTACGGAGACCGGCTGAAGCCGGGCATGTGGGTGGGCGTCGGCTCAGTCTGCAAGCGCAACAGCAATCCAGAGACGGTCGCGGACGTGCTGGCGGCCATCAAGGCCGAGCGCCCCGACCTTCTGTTGCACGGCTTCGGCGTCAAGACCACGGCCCTGGGGGATGTGGAGGTGCGGGACATGCTCCATACAGCCGACAGCATGGCGTGGAGCTATAACGCCCGCATCAACGGCCGGAACGGCAACGACGTGCGCGAGGCCCTGGCCTTCGCCGCCAAGATCGCCGCCATGCCCCGTCGCCCGAAGCAGCTCTCAATGTTCGGGAGAGCCACCGCCTAAACTCCTGATCCCGCCCCACTTTCGCACAACACCGTCACTTAATGGTCTCCGACCGCACAGCGACGAACGACAGCCTATTCGGAATTGAAGGATCACGATCATGGATGAAGAGCGCGAGCCAACCCCGGCCGAGATTGCCAAGTTCAGGAAGGCCGCCAAGGCGCTAGCCGAACTCGGTAAGGCCGGCCTCTACATCTACCTCGCGGAAGACAATCTGCACCTGATGACCGGCCCCAGCCACGACCCCGGCGGCAAGAACAGCATGCGGCAGGACCGCATCCGCGCCACGGCGAGGATACCCCTCGCTGGTGGCGGCGACTGGTAACAGAGACGAGGAGAGAAGACGTGACCGATGCTGAGAAGCTGGCCCGGCTGAGGGCCGCAGTCGAGCCGCTGTTGGCCGCCTGTGAAGCTGACTTCGGGTGCGGCCCTGGCGGCGTCTGCGCTGACGAGCGCGATGATGAGCCGGTGGCGATCGGGACGGATGGCGGCAGCGCGATCACGTTCGGCCTTATCCGCGCCGCGCGCGCCGCCCTGACCTGAATACGAACGCTCCGCAGCCCTCAGCAGTTATGCGTCGCCACGACCCTCGACCGCTCCCGAAGTCTCAGTCGACAGTTGCTCAGCAGAGGCTCAGATCCATCCGTAGCGGCTCTCCAGGCAGCCATGGCGATGTAGGCGTAGGCAAATCTACCGAGAGGCTGGAGGATCTCTCCAGAGGCGGTCATCTCCTCGATACGCCAGGGCATGGGAAAGCCGTCGATGTCGTGGAGCATGCGAGGTTATAGTTCTCAGAGATCGGTCGCGCGGCTTCCCTGATACCACGGCAGATCAGCGCGATACCCGTTCCATCGATGGAGTGCAGAATGCCCTTGCCTGAAAGCGAGATCGTTGAGGGTGGCGTCTACGAAGGCGGGCGGTTGGGGCAGCGGATCGCCATCCTGAGCGTCCGCGTCGTGCCCGGCCGCTTCGAGGCGATGCGCATCTGCACCTTCGCCAAGGAGCATTGGCCGGATACGATCCAGCCGGAGCCGGCGGACTATGAGATTGACGTGACATCGGTCGCGCGCTGGGCCGCCAAGCGGATCGCCTAACCCCCACCACTTCACCCGCTTGCCAGATGGAGGGAGATGGATGGGAGATCGCAGCAATCCTCGGAAGGCGGCAAGGGAGGCGCGCGCTTACAACGAGCGTCGACTGGCACGGACGGCAACCATGCCCGAACACCTTCGGAAGCCCCCTGCCGGGGCTCTTCCACATTCGCCGGAACTGCTGGCATGGATTGAGGCTGTTAAGGCATGGTCAGCGGAGAACGATCAGGATAACGACTGATATGTCCAACCCCCTCACCGGCTACTACAACGGCCACTGCTGTATCGTGGAGACCTGCGGTAAGTTCGGCCCCTTCGGCTTCGCCCGCACCTCCAACGGCAAGGCCGCTGGACCGATGGTCTGGGGCTGCAACCAGCACAGGGCCGAAGCCGAGGAACACAGCAGGACGGCGCAGTTCCCCGCCCCGGCCGCTGAGACGCCGCCCTGGAACTAGGTCCCGTCGCACTTATGGGGATTGCTGATGAACCCGGACGATTTCAAGGCGTGGCGCCAGGCCATGGGGCTGTCACAGCAGAAGGCAGCCGAGGTGCTGGGCATCTCCAAGAGCAGCGTGGAACTCTACGAGGCCGGCAAGCGCCGCGACGACGGCCGCCCCGTCGAGATCCCGAAGACGGTGGCCCTCGCCTGCGCCGCCGTCGCCAAGGGATTGGCGCCCTGGATCGCTCCGAAGGCTTAGCGGCTCAGCGGGCCGCCAGCTTGTCCATGAGCGCGTTCTTGCGCTCTGATCCAGCCGAGCTGCCGAAGTAATACGCCACCACCGCGCCGAAGGCCGCTCCCAGGCTGCCCAGCATCACCAGCAGCGCCTCCCCGCCCTTCTCCGGCGCGCCATAGGCCAGCATGTAGCCCAGCACCCCGAAGAAGCCGGCCGTCACGAAGAAGGCCAGCAGGGCGGGCGTCCAGTCCTTCACCGCGATCTCGCGCTGCCGGGCGCTGTCCCTATCCCCGGCGTGGATCTTCTCCAGATCGATGTCCAGTTCCCGCAGTTTCACCGCGAACGCCTGATCCGCCTGCTTCAGCGCCAGAAGCTGGTCGGGGTTGGCGTCGGCAAGCGCCGCCTGCAGCTCCTCCGGCGCCCCGCCGTCCTTGCCGAGCAGGGCCTGGGAGAGGTAGTTCACCGCCAGCCCGGCGACGGGTCCGCCCGCCGTGGTGGCGAGGCCGGTGGCGAGGGTGGGCGCGATGCCCTTCAGGCCCTGGATGATCTTGTCGAACATGGCGGGCCTCACTTCACGTCGTTGTAGAAGGCGTGGGCGCCGATGACGCACGCCGGCTGCCGCTTCTCACCCCACGCCGCAGGCCAGCCCATGGCGGTGGTGTGGTAGTGCAGCGAAGAGGATGTCGGGTCCGGCTCCGTTCCGGTGATGACCGCCAGCGCCGCCAGCAAGCAGCGTTGATAGGCTGGGTCCGCCAGTGCGTCGGTGAGGAACTGATGGTTGTCCGACCACGCGTCGAGAAGCCGGCGGTTGGGATCGCCCGCGTTCCAGCACGAGAACTGCCACTTCGCCTTGCATGCACTGGTCAGGGAGCCGTCGCCGAACAGCGGGTGGGGCTTACGAGTGCGGGTCGCGAAGGCCCTCGCCTGCTCTGCCCGGTTCCGCATCACCCAGCCGCAGGCGATGCGGTCGGCATGGGTGGAGCCCCGCGCCTCCCCGTAGATCGTAAGCGCTAGGACGCGAAGATCCATCGCGTCCGCCTTCAGCGGCACGTTGGTCATAATTGCCTCGATCTGTTCGGGTGATACAGTTTCAGGGCTGCAATCGACGGCAGCCTCTGCCTCTTCATTTCCAAGCGCGAGTAGCGGGCCGCTCTCATCCCACAGGGGGCGGCCCTTTCCTCACTCCGCCGGCACGCCGATGTGCAGCCGGCTCTCGATCCGCTGCAGGCTGTTCCGCACGTCGTGAACCGCCTGCTCGATCCGGGCGGTGCGCTCCGGCAGCCCGTCCTCCTGGATCTGGTGGAGCTGTTCCTTCAGCGCCTCGATCTGCGCCACCATCCGTGCCCGCTGCTCCACATGGACCAGCACATGTCCGAGGATGGCGAGCGCCAGTCCCACAAATTCCGCGTCTATCTGCATGGGTGCTCTCGCCTTCCGTAGCCTATCTGGTGTATAGTTGGTTATTGCTGCACTACATCTTGGGCCGGTCCTGCGAGGGGCTGGCTCTTTTCGTTTGGATCGGTAGCGAAAATCAGAGCGCCGATTGCTCCCCACCCAGGCAAAGGGCTGGTGATAGGCTTCACTCTCCCCATGGACTCTAGGACCGGTTGCGAGTCATGCTCCGGGCATATCCAAGGGGGTAGTTGGGCGGGGGCTATGAGACACGTAATCGCGATAGGCGCGCTGCTGGTGCTGGCGGGATGCGTCACAGATGGGCGCTACCCGACTCAGTCGCAGCTTGCCATGGCTGCTCTCGACCATCAGTCCGAGGCGCAGTCAATGGCGTCCAATCTCATCCAGGGGACAGGCGGCGTTGCATACATGCTGAACCGCCAGCAGGCTCCAGACATCCTGAAGGGCTATCCTGCAGCCTGGACTACTGGCTCTGTCGCGGGCGCGCTCCAAATCAACTACGACAATCGAACCTTGTCCCAGTACGCCCAAGCCGTCACCGCCGGCGATGCCTCTGGGTGCCCCGGCAAGTTCCTCACAAATAAGGAGCCGTTGGCGGGTGGGTTCGGTATGCGCGTGACCAACGCCTGCGACATGAACGGCACGCCTATGCTGATCGTCTACACGCTTATGCCGCGCAGGGCGGGCGGCCTCTATGCTGTGCTGAACTACTCCACTGTTGACGTCGATGCTGCTATGCAGCTGGATCAAGCCATGGCGGCCACTTTGGCTAAGCTGGCCGGTTTTTAATGCGCGAAGTTCTCGCCACCCTGGCCGGCCTATCGGTGCTGGCCCTCGCCTGGGTGGTGACGAAGTACACACCCACAGGCTATCTCGTCGCCTTCGCGGCGGGATGCGCGTGGGTGTGCTTCCTTTACCGGCTAAAGCACGGGCATTGGCCCGACTTCCGGTTCTAGTTGTTGTAGGCGCTCGTTCCTGCGGCGCCGAAGCTGCCGACAAGGCCCGGGGGGAGTTCCCGGATCGGCACCTTAGGAGCGGCAGCGTTCGCCGCTTGGGCTCCCTTGACGGCACTCACCGCCCACGGTGCCATGGTCATCATCGCCGCCCTCGCCTTTGGCCCAAGGTTGCCCGTCAGCTTCTGCAGGATGTTCGCGGCGGCGGCGGTCGTGTTCGACGTGTTCTTGCCGCCCTCCGCCACCGTGGTGACCATCGTCGCCACCTGACGGAACTGCTGCATGAGCTTTAGCTCCTCCGGGGAGAACAGCACCCGCATCACCTCCGGGTTCTGCTTCATCGCGCCGTCGAAGGCGGTCCCGAACTTGGCGCCGGAGAAGTCCCGAGCGGTGATGTCGCGGTTGTACGGACCCTCGCCCGCCTTGGCGAGGCGCACGAATGCCTCCTCCTTCAGCGCCCGCCACTCGGTGCTGTCCGGCCCCAGCACCTGCCGCATCCGCACCATGTCGCGCGCCAAGTCGGGCTTAGACACGAACCCAGTGTCGGACAGACCGAAGATGTAGTTGGTGGCGCTCTCTGGCGCGACCGTGAACTGCATCTTCCCCGAGCGGTATTCCTTCTCCAGAAGGTCTTGGATGAGGTCGTTGCCCTTGAACTTGCCGGCGAACTCCCGGTTGGTGGCGATCGCCTTCTTCCATGCGTCCACGGCGGTTTGATCGCCCGACATCAGGCCATCTTTGACCATCTCCGGCACCGCTTCATCGAAGCGGCGCACCATGTCCCGCAGCGCCCCGGCCTCGGTCTGGTCCTGCGTCTCGCGGGCGAGCTTGCCTGTGGCGCGGCGCCAGTCGAACAGAGATCCAACGTTGACCGAAGCGTCTCCGCCCGCCTGGGTCAGTGCGTCGAGTGCCGCAAGCTGGTCCCGGGCCTTCGGCGCGTGCGCAATGCGGTCCCTGACTTCCTCGCCAGCGCCAAGGAAGTACCGAAGACCCTGGACCTCCTGCTGCGGCAGGCCGGCGGGAGCGGCGCGGGCCGTATCGTATGCCTCGTCCA